TATGTTATCTATTTCGTCTCGTCACTTCATCGGTTGTTTTTGTATTTCTGTATGTGCTTCCCGTCCTGTAATCCGGCATTCTTTTGCTGACTGCTATTTTTTTTTTTCAAGCAGAAGACGGCATACGAGATACATCGGTGACTGGAGTTCAGACGTGTGCTCTTCCGATCTTCTGTTTACATTTACCCCGTTGCAGTTATGAACCCCTACATTTCCAACCCCTAAAACTGTCTTATCAAAACCAATAATCGAGAAAGAACTTTCACACCCTAATTCATCATTCAGTTGTTGCCACCTAAATGGAGCACTTTCATTTCCGGTGTACAACAACTCCCACGTACTTCTTTCAAAATATACAATCAGTTTATCACGCAGTCTCTTTGCCGAGATAATAGCCTCTTGGGTGGGAGCATCAATATACCCTCCCCTTCCAGGGACATCATCAAGCCATGATGTAGCCGCAGCTCGCGGGTCTCCATTCTGAGAAAATCTTGCTCTATTTTGATAGGTTCGATCTTCAATCGTATTTAAAGCAATGAGACGGTCCTTAAATGCTACCAGAACTCTGCATGTTTCGAGATATCGAGTAGCTCCACTATTAAGTTGAGGTCTTAAAGGAGTCCAAGTAGAAGAACCAGAAGGTAAGTATTTAATGTTGTCAGCAGGGATATTGTTGACCACGTAGAAAAAGGTTTGATAAGGATTGGCTCCTCGATAGTTAACGCTCCAAAAAAAATCTGAATTAGATCCCGACCATAACTCCGTTCCGAGTCTTTCCCACGCCCCTGCAGTTCTTTCATAGGCAAATTGAGTATCAAATCCAATTACTTTCTCAGCATTAACAGATGAAGTTTCTCTAACTTTAAGTCCCATCACAGGATCAGCAGGATAAAAATAAACAGCAGTAGAAGGGTTCTCTGTTTTCCCAGTGATAACAAGAGCACCAGTAGTTGTATTGTAGGTTCCAGTTGCAGATCCGGTTGTAAGTAATGTCCCAGGAGTTCCGGTAACATTGACCGTGAATCGAGTGGTTCCAATTGAAAACATTTGTCCCACTTTAAAGAGAGCACCAGGAACCGTAACAGAAAAGTTGCCAGTCACAGCATCGGTAGTTCCGACATTTACCCTGAGACGAGATTCCAATTCTGTTTGTCCAATCAAGGAGTATCCGAATCTTTTACGTACTCTTCCCCTCCAAACATACATATCTTCTAGTTCGTAAAAAGCTTCTTCGGGTAAATAAAACGGTTTTACTCGATTTGCCCACCCCTCTTGCATAGGACCTATAAGAAAACTTTTGAGCACCATTTAACTTCCAAACGCCATGTAATAAAATAAAGTCCCTCCTCCTGATCCTATACTTGCTAACGTGAATCCATTAACAGATAGTGCCTGAGCATTCCATGCATTTACAGTGGCCGCTGCTCCAATCGGAGTAAGCATTACCGTATATGCATCCCCAAGAAACGGAGATGAAAATACCACCGGGGTTGAAGTTCCCGTATGAGTAACCGTTCCCAATCTTATTTTAAGGCCATCAGCAAAATTCCAGTGACGATTAGGAGAAACAGTTACAGGAACAGTGTTTGTCATTTGCTGCTCGGATCCACTAGATTCATTTCTCCAGTACAAATCTGGCTGACTTCCTGAATCTTTTGTATAAAGTGCTCCTTCATTAGAAGCTGTTGCGGGGGCAGAAGATTCTTCAGGCATTTGAAGGAATTTATGTTTTCCTTCATCAGGATCATTAAATTGGACGTGATTGACAGCTACTAAAGTAGAAATAGACTGAAAGTTTTGAAGGATTTGATCTTGACTTCTTGAGGGGTTATCAGTCGGCTGCGGAATATTGGAAGTATATGTGGACATTCTTAAAACCTATTGTTGTTTCCATATCCCATGGAAGTCATTTCCGTGTATATGGTCGCTGTTCGTTGATTAGTCTGTTGGACAACATGTCTATTTAAGACGAGTTGTTCTTGTTCTTTAAAGCCTCTCATAATTTGATCCACGCCTTCGGCATCTTGGGAGTCTTCGAAAATCTTTTTAGCTGCTCCGTAAGCTAAATATTGCCACCACTGATTCAAAATCGGAGCTTGATTAGAAGAAATAAGTGCTGAAGGTGTTAAAAAAGCGTTTAATTCCACTGGGTAGGGTTTATCCGGCACAGGACGAAGTGTTAGTACGTTGTCATAGAACAATACTGCTTGAGGCCTGTTAGCGGCATATGGAGTGAATATGAAGGTGATTTCATTGCCACTTGGGATATTATTTGCAAAAGTAATGGTCCCTACACCAGTGGTATAATCGATGCTTCCGGTGACATCAGTCTCTAGTAAACTAATCTCCCAGTTACCTGTTGTTCGATTAGCTGGACTGTCCACTACCTTTACCGTAGCTCCGGTATTATCAATTGTTCCAACAGTAATAGAGTTCTGAAGAATGGGGACATTGGGAAGAGTAAAATTATAAGGTCCTGGAGTTCCATTGCCAGTAACAGCGGAAGTGATATCGCCAAGTTCTGGATAAATAGTTAAAAACTGCTCCCTAGACTGGGAATAAAAGCATTGATAACCTGATACGTAAGCTGGTGGCTGGAGGTTATAATAAACATTCACAGCTGTTTCTGTTCCACCATCGAATGGTACTTGTATAGTCCTCAGATCATATTCAGCTACATTCGCCTCTGTCATAAACTTGAAGGTAGAAGTATTAGAAAAAACTCTCAAATGTTCAGGAAAGTCATATTGATAAAAAGTATTCACATACTCATCGATCTGAGTATCGGTAATTTGTTGTGGAGAAGGACGGCCTGTTAGCCGCCTTACTTTAGTCCTTATTGTTGCTAGAGTGCTCATCTTCTCCTTCAACAATATCTTGGAATTCTAAACTATCAAATGTGCAACGTTGGACTTTTTTGCCCACATCAACCGAAGGATGACCATTAGAATCTAAAACATGAGAATGCTGTGGCCACCAGCAATTTTGATTCAGGTGCTTTGCTACCATAAGAGGAAGTTCATAGATGTCTCCATCTACCAAAGTATATTTAAGGACATCGTCTCCCTTGTACTTTCGGAAACTAAATGTCATAGAACCACCACGTGGTTCATAACAACGAAAAATCCCTTTCACAATTTTGTGATCGGCTTTCATCATATGTCGCATTTCTTCATCAGAAGTCTTGCGAACATTTCTAGGTTTTTTTAAAGTAGTGGTGCTCATAAATTCTCCTTATGTGACGTTTGGAGTTAATTTAAGGGGAGAATGTATTTCTCCCCATTAGGGGAGGTTTAATCCTCCCCTTTTTTTTAGGTAACTAGAGAAGATTTACCGGCTTTCCAATAAATAACATCTCCAGAAGAACCAGCAGGTCCATCAATTCCTCAACTTAGACGCATACCGATGAGAGACTGATTATCAGTCGCATCATCAAGAGTATTTGCATAAGTACCATTAGCTGTTTCTCCAACCGGAATAACTTGAGCTTGTGTAAAGGGAACACTAGCAGTTAACGGGAAAGAGAAAGCAGTAAATGCTGAAGAATCGACATCAACTGTTATAGTGTTGTTGGCAGTGCTTACCGCAGTAATATTCGCGAGAAGACCATCCATTTCAGTCATACCAAAAGCAGACGGGACGTTAAGTCTAATAGACTGCCCAGCCGTTAACCCGTGAGTCACTGACATAGTGATGACTGCACTGGTTGCTTGAGTAATTGATGTGATAAATCGTCGTCTTGGATAAAACTGAGCATCAAAGTCAATTTATCTCCATGAACCAGTAGTTCCAGCAACAATTTGAGCCATGTAGTCTAGGCTAAATGTAGTGGTACTTAAGGTACTATTACCTACAGTAAAATCCATTCCACCAAGCTGCTGTGCACCGGTAACGTCGATAATTCTAACGACATCTCCGGCAGCTAAACCGTTAGTACCAGAATTGGTAACAACTGGAATAGCAGCATTTGCAATAGCTGTAATTGTCGCATTTAGGGTTCCTGGAGCTTGACTTGATGTATCTAGAAGTGTGAATCCACCGCTAGCAAGAGTTTCTCCTTGTAGAGTATCTGTTCCATCGGCCTTAGTGAATTCTACACCAGTACCAGTTGCCATTCCTCTTAACCACTCAAACTTTACACCACGTCCGGGTGTTTGTTGAGTAGCCATTTGTGTGTAGTTAATTACTTCCACCCAATCAACGTCTGAACGAAGATCGAGGTCTACAGATACACCTGTAGAAGTAAAGCTACCTGATTGAATTATTGTTGATGCCATTACTTGCCTCCTTAAACGCTTAATGTTGTTCTAAGATTAAGGACCCATGCATCGTTTGTGATACGTGGTACTTGTGCAAATTTATATCCAACAGAAGCATTGAGGGCTAAAGGTCCATCATAGATAGGTGGACGGTAGATAAACTGCGCACTGTAACCATCTTGTTCAACCACTGCATAAGCTTCCATACCAACACAGAAAACGTTGTAAACATCGTTTCCATTGTTTGATCCAGCTGTAGATACAGATCCGATTGAAGAAAGAAGGAAACGTAGGTTTGAGACACTTCCCCACTCAGGGCGGAGTGTACTCATTTGACTTGGATACTGTGCTTTAGCAATGAAACCGTTTACTTGTTCAAGATCGCCAATAAGCTGAGTTGAACCAAGAGCAAAGTAAGCATCCCTAACAGGAGCAGTTCCAAACCGGTCTTCTCCTTCGATATTATCAGCAATTGTGTAAGCGTTGTTATCAGCAAGAGTGCGGATAATAACGTCGACATCGCTACGAGTGAGTTCAGTTGGATTATCGCCATTTGTTCCCCCTACACAGTTAATGAAGGAAGCGGTTGATGCTAGCATGTTTCTAGTTAATTCATCTTCAGTTTGTCTGCTTTTTCTGTTACTTTCCTCGCGATTAAAACGAGTACTGACTGCACTTTTAAATGCAGCGGGGAGTCTTGTTATTCCTCCCTCCCATGATTTCCCATGGGGTCGGACTATCGCATATGCCTGTTTATCAGCATCTCGACCGCTTAGTCTCTGCGGGTCTTGACATTTCTTCAGTTTTTTCTGAGAGGCAGAAAAA